TGCCCCCGATTATGCCCCCCCCCGTATATAAAATCAATGGGTCCCAGTAAGCTATAAACGACCCAGATCGACTTCGTTATTTCTCTCTCATAAAAAATTTTTTTCATATATAAAATCAATGACAGAACTCAAAAATATGCAAAAAAATCCCGAGGAAAATTTTACGACTGTAGAGGTCGATCCAGTGACTGGAGAGTATTATGTTGTGATACCACAGTGGATTTGCGATGAGAAGGGGTGGTATGAAGGCACGGAGATTAATATTGAAGTTGAGAATGATTGCATTGTAATCACAAGTATTGACTGAGCATAGATAATACTGTATGATACTGATGTAGTTACTTACAGTTATGGCTAAAGGATTTACTGTTAAAGCAAAGACACCGACGCCTTCTCAGAGCACGCAAGAGTGGGATTATGAGAAAGCAAAAGAAATGGTAAGGGGCAAGGCAATTGTATTTTGTCTTCCTGGTAGAGGTGTTTCATATACTTACTTAAAGAATTTTGTTCAACTTTGCTTTGACTTAGTGCAAGCAGGGGCGAGCATCCAGATTTCGCAAGACTATTCCTCCATGGTTAACTTTGCAAGATGCAAGTGTCTTGGAGCAAACGTTCTGCGAGGACCGGATCAACTTCCCTGGGATGGTAAGTTGGAATATGATTGGCAACTTTGGATTGACTCTGACATTGTGTTCAATACTGAAAAGTTCTGGCAATTAGTTCTTATGGAAAAAGATATTGCAAGTGGATGGTATTGCACAGAAGACGGCAGAACGACCTCAGTGGCGCACTGGATGGAGGAGGATGACTTCCGTAACAATGGTGGAGTAATGAATCACGAAACGCTTGAGAGCATCTCCAAGCGTCGTAAACCGTTCACTGTGGATTATGTTGGATTTGGATGGTTGCTGATTAAGAAAGGAGTCTTCGAGAACGAAGGCATGAAGTATCCTTGGTTTGCACCAAAGATGCAAGTCTTTGAATCTGGAGAGGTTCAGGATATGTGTGGAGAGGATGTAAGTTTCTGTCTCGATGCGATTGCATCAGGATTTGAGATTTGGTGTGATCCTCGTATCAGAGTTGGTCACGAGAAGACTCGTGTGATTTGATGAAAAAGCAGACGAAGTATACAATTCTCCATAAAGGGAATGTTTTATACAAGAACTTGACGGAAGAAGAATACTTTGATATGATGGATGATCTGTCGGTAGAATACTATCAGACAGGTTCTCCAAGACCTCAAGATCTTGAAACAAAAATTTTAGAATTTTAAAAAGGAGCACTAAGTATTATGGCAGTTCGTTCGAAAGTGGGTCTGAACAAAAGCGATTTTATGCCTGGGAAGCCTAAAAAGTCTCGTCAAGGGAACGGAAAGAATACCAAGTATGCGGCGACCTCGCGTAACTCGGCTCGCAAAATGTATCGAGGGCAAGGCAAAGGTTGATGATTGATGATGATACACAGGCATGGGAAGCGTACCCACAATATCGTTGGGTATTCAATAAACTTGAAGTCGCAATGCGCTTTGGTTATGAATGTGGACCTGCTTGTGTACCAATCAAAAGAAAGGGTAATTACATTATAAGACCCATCTACAACTTATTCGGACAAGGTATTGGTGCTAAAAAACAATACCTTGATCCAGAATTACATACTGAAGATATGATTCTTCACAAATATGTCTCCCCTGGGTATTTCTGGTGTGAATACTTAGAGGGAGATCATTTTAGTATTGACTATAAACGCGAAAATGGGAGTTGGATACCATTTAGTGCGATGATCGGTAATCATGAGACTGAAAATAATCTAACAAGATTTGAAGTTTGGCAGAAAGTAGAGTTACCAAACTTCGAATTACCCAGTTTTATTCATGAAATAGATGTAGATTACTTGAATATTGAGTCAAAAAATGAAAAACCATTTGAGATTCATCTTAGAACTGGAAATGATCAGATATGGAATCTTCCCATGGGGTCAAAAGTCTATCCAATATGGGATGAAAAAGATTTAAATAAGAAAAATGGCATGAAATTCTCCCCCAACCACGAGTCAGATATCCGCTTTTACTCAGCAGATGGTCATTTGAGTGATGTGAGGAGAGGATTTTATGTTGAAGAGGTAAAATAAATAGCAGTAAGGGATAGCAACCCCTATAAAAGTTCTGATTTTTATAAATCAGGAGCAAAAATGGGCAATTCACCTGTAGATAGAGATAAAAATTACATGAGAGAGATGTGGGGAACATCAAATTTGATTACTGATTATTGGTCAATGCCACAATCAACGAATGATCCAGAGGAAAGAGTGCTTTCAGAGGTCATGCACGACACTGCACCACGTCATAATTTAAAAAAACAAAAAGAATTGCACGAAAAAATTCGCAATGATGAAGATTATGATGATTGGGATTACGGAACTGAACCAATATACGGATAATTTTAAAATTAGGTATAAATAAAATCAGAAAACTCTGGTTAAAATGGCAATTCAGAGGGTATCTAGAGCATTTAAAGATATTAGTTTATCATTTGAACCCCATCCTATTACAAATGATTTACCTGTTCTTAAGAATGAGGCAGCGATTCGTAGGTCTGTGCGAAATATTGTTCAAACAATACCCACTGAAAAGTTTTTTAACTCATTATTTGGTTCTGATGTAAGAGGAAGTCTATTTGAATTTGTGGATTTTGGAACCGCATCAGTAATAAGTGATCAAATTATAACCTCCGTTCAAAATTTTGAACCTAGAATTGATAATTTGCAGGTGGAGGTCATTCCATATCCAGATAGAAATGCTTTTGAGGTTACTGTCATTTATGAGATTGTTGGCCAAGAGTTTCCGACACAAGAATATTCGTTCCTTTTAGAGGCAACCAGATAATATGCCTTTTACTAAATTTACAAACCTAGATTTCGACGAAATAAAAGAATCTATCAAGGATTATCTAAGAGCAAATTCCAATTTTACGGGATTTGATTTTGAGGGTTCTAACTTTTCTGTCTTAATTGATACGCTTGCATATAACACTTATATTACAGCATTTAACTCTAATATGATTGTTAATGAGTCGTTCTTAGACTCTGCAACTCTCCGTGAGAACGTTGTATCGCTCGCTAGGAACATTGGGTATGTGCCAAGGTCTAGAGGGGCATCCAAGGCGAATGTGACGTTTACTGTAAATGTAACTGATACTGATACTGGATCGTTTGTTCTTAAGAGAGGTCTTGTTTGCGTTGGGGATACCAATGATTCTTCATATGTTTTCTCAATACCAGATGATATTAGAGTCACAACCACAGAAAATAATACTGTAGATGCTGGAAATAATATTGTTTATAGAAGAACGGCCACTTTTGATAGTGTAGAGATATTACAAGGAACATTTTTGACAAAGCAATTTACTGTTGATGGTTCTCTGGATCAAAAATTTGTATTGAATAACTCTTTTATTGATACGTCTACAATAAGAGTATACGTCAGAAGTGCCAATCAAGTTAGTGGTCTTGGTGCAGAATACAATTTGGTTGATGATATTACTAATATTCATGGGTTATCTCCAATATATCTAATTCAAGAAGTTCAGGATGAAAAATATGAGTTACTTTTTGGTGATGGATATTTTGGCAAAAAGTTAGAAAACGGTGATGTCATCACTGTAAACTACATTGTAACTGATGGTATAGATGGTAATGGAGTTTCTAATTTTTCATTCTCAGGAAGAATCGTAAATGGTGAAGAGACCTCTACTTTGACTCCAGATCCATTTACCGTCACTACAGTAAATGCCTCAAGGAATGGATCTAATATTGAGTCATTAGAATCCATAAAATATTATGCACCCAAAATATATTCATCTCAAAGTAGAGCGGTAACGGCATCTGATTACGAAGCCATAATCAAAAAAATATATCCAGATACTCAATCAGTTTCTATTGTTGGAGGAGAAGAATTAGATCCACCAGAATATGGAACAGTTCAGATTTCCATCAAACCAAAAAATGGAGATCTTATTTCCGATTTCAATAAAACAAAAATACTTTCAGAAATTAAAAAATATTCAATTGCAGGAATAAACCAAAAAATAGTTGATTTGAAAATTCTTTATGTTGAACTTGATACCTCGGTCTATTTTGATTCAAACAAAGTCACTTCATCAAGTGAATTAAAATCTCAAGTTACATCAGCATTAACTCACTATTCAAATAGCTTAGACCTTAATAAGTTTGGTGGAAGATTTAGATATAGTAAGGTTCTTAGTGTAATTGATTCAACTAATAAGGCAATCACTTCAAATATTACCAAGGTAAAAATTAGAAGAAACATTCAGGTTCTCCCAAATCAATTCACACAATATGAATTATGTTTTGGTAATCAATTTCATGTTAACAAAGAAGGATTCAATATAAAGTCAACTGGATTTACAGTTGCAGGAAACTCTTCTTTAGTATACATAACGGATATTCCAAATAGTGACTTAAAATCTGGAGTGCTAAGCATTGTAAAAAAGGGTAGTGAAGGAACAATAAGTGTTGTTGCAAAATCCGCAGGAACAGTTGATTATGTTACGGGAGAAGTAAATCTTTCAACAATAAATATAACCTCAACAGAAAAGTCTGGGAACATTATTGAAATACAAGCATTCCCAGAATCGAATGATGTAGTAGGTCTAAAAGACCTTTATTTGCAATTGGATATTTCAAAAACTAAAATAAATATGTTAGAAGATGTAATTGCATCAGGCGAAGAAAAATCTGGAGTTGTTTTCTCTAGAGATTCCTATACATCAAGTTATTCAAACGGCAGTTTAAACAGACAGTAATATGATACAGACTGGATTTGAATCAAGAATTAAGGTTCAAGATATTGTTCAAAATCAATTACCAAGTTTTATTTTGGATGAAAATCCAAAGACAGAGGATTTTTTAAGGCAATATTATATTTCTCAAGAGTATCAAGGTGGCCCAATAGACATTGCAGAGAATTTAGATCAATATTTAAAGTTAGATAATTTAAAACCAGAAGTTATTGTAGACAATACTTTATTAGAATCATCAATATCTGAAAGTGATACTACAATTAGTGCTTCAAGCACTAAGGGATTTCCAGAGTCGTATGGATTATTAAAGATAGATGATGAAATTATTACTTATACCGGAATAACTACAAATTCTTTTGTTGGATGTATTCGTGGGTTTAGTGGAATAACGACATATCATCAAGATCTCAATCAAAATGAATTAGTATTTTCCAAATCATCCGCGACTTCTCATACCAGTAATTCTTCAATCAAAAATTTAAGTTCATTATTTTTAAAAGAATTCTATAAGAAATTTAAATATTCTTTTGCTTCTGGATTTGAAGACAAAAAAATATATGAAGATGTAAATGCAGGAAACTTCTTAAAAGAGATTAAATCCCTGTATTCAACAAAGGGAACAGATGAATCCTTTAAAATTCTTTTCAAGGCTTTATTTGGGCAAACGCCAGAAATTATAAATTTAGAAAAATATCTTTTGAAACCATCTGATGCAGAATTTTTGAGACGAGAAGTCTTAGTTGTAGAGGCAATTTCTGGTAATCCACTCAATCTTTTAGGTCAATCAATATTTAAATCTACAGATAAAACCACACAGGCATCAGTTTCATCCGTAGAAAATTTTACAAGAAGAGGAAAGACATACTATAAGTTGTCTCTCTTTGTTGGTTACGGTGACAAATCAAATATTCAAGGATTATTTGATATTACACAGAGTACGAAGTGCTTGGAAGAAACTTTAGCAGGATCCACAGTTTTATCAGTAGATTCTACTATTGGATTCCCACAGAGTGGAACTATATTCTCTGGAAATAATATTATTTCATATTCTAATAAGAGTGTTAATCAGTTTTTGGGTTGTTCTGGAATTGAAAGCACTATTTCTGCAACAGATAATGTAAGATCTAATGAAACTTATTATGGTTATGAAAATGGAGATACCTCTAAAAAAGTTGAATTTAGAACAACTGGCGTTTTATCAAAATTTATTCCAAAATCGAAATCAATCTTTGCCGAAGAGGGGCAAATTCTATCAATAAAAAGTCTTGGTGAACGTGTAATTAACAGAGAAACTAATAATAATTATAAAGAAACTTTTGCAAATAGTTGGATTTATAATACATCATCTACGGTTGAGATAGATTCTTTTACTAATGGTGGTGTTATTTTAAAGTCTGTGGTAGATAAATCTCAATTTAAAGTTGGTGATAAAGTAGAAATTATAGATTCATATAGTGGAGAAATTAAATATCCGACTCAATCTGATGACATTCCATATATTTCTTCCTTTGATAGAAGTTCTTTATTACTTTCTTTGAACAATTTCAGCAATTTTATTTCAGAATCTTCAGGAGTTTATTCCATTCGAAGAAAAATAAACAAAGCATCAAGTGATTCGGTTTCCATCGAATATGGAAATAATAAAATTATCTCAGATATTCAAAATGTTTATTTTGATGAAGATAATTTTGCATATGTAGCATCCAATTCTTTACCATCATCAAAGGATTTTGAAAATATTTCATATACTTATAATCTAAGTGCATTTTTAAATAGTTCTTCTATCAATCAAAATAGTGGTCAATTGTCTGATGTTGATGAAGAATATAGTCTAACTTCAGAAACTAAAGTATATACTTCTATACAATTTGATCAAAAGGTAAACTTTGTAACTGGAGATAGTATTTACTATGAACCAGAAAATAGTTCTATCGCTGGATTAACAACAGGAACATATTATGTTGAAGTTGTAAAAACTTCCGATCCATCCACAAATAAAAGAAAGATAAAGTTGTATGGATCTAGATCATTTATTGGTGATAATGCAAATTCTATAAGACTTTCTTTTCCCAATGGAATAGATGGAAATCATAATTTTACATTATCTTCACAAAAATCAAAATCCATATTGCCAAACAAAAAATTTAAAAAATTTAAATTAGAGCAAAATTTAAATGATGGAACTAAAGAAAAAACAATTCCTGGAAGCATTGGTATGCTTATCAATGGAGTTGAAATTGATAATTGGAAAGTTAATGATATAGTTTATTATGGTAATTTAGTTAGAGTTGAGATTTTAAATGGTGGCGATGAATTTGATGTTATAAACCCACCAAAGTTAGAGGTTTCCTCTGGAGCAGGAACTACTGCTCTAGTTCAACCAGTTGTTAAGGGATCGGTAAAGGAGATACTAATTGATGAGAAAGATTTAATTGTAGAAAAAGTCTTATCAATCAATGTTTCTGGTGGAAATGGAACTGGTGGAATTTTTAAACCAATATTGTCTAAGAAAAGAATTGAAGTATTATTTGATGCTAGAACCACAACTAATGGGGGCGGAATTAGCACAACAACATCACAACTCACATTTTTAACCAATCACAATTTTGTTAATGGTCAAGAAATTATATACAGAAATTCTGGTCAAACATCAATTCTAATAGGTGCTGGAACATCTTCTTTGATTGATAATAAATCATACTATGTTAGAGTTGATAATAATACAACTGTAAAATTATATGAGAATTTAGATGATTATAATTCAAATAATTTTATAACTTTTGAACCAACTTGGGGAGAGGGTGGAATTCAAAAGTTTGTTTTTAATGAAATTAATAACATTTTAAGCGATATTCAGATTATTGATGGTGGAGAATTTACTAATAGAAAATTGATCGTAAAATCTTCCGGCATATCAACTACAAGAAATACAATTAATTTTGAAAATCATGGATTTTCTACTGGCGAACTCATTGAGTATTCTTCAGATTACCCAATTTCAGGAATTCAAACGACCAATCAATATTATGTTGTAAAGGAAACTGATAATTCATTCAAATTATGTGATGCTGGTATTGGTGGAACAAATACAACTAATTTTAATTCTAGAGTTTTTTCAGTATTCTCCTCTCAAGGAACTGGATATCAAACTTTCAAATATCCAGATATAACAGCAAATATAGAATATACTACGGTAGGAATTGCAACTACAACTCAATCTAGATCCATTATACTAACTCCCGTTGTAACAGGTAAAATTAATTATCTATATCTTTATGAAAAGGGAACCAAATATGGATCAACAGTTTTAAATTTACATAAAAATCCCGATGTATCGGTCAAAATTGGAAGAGATGCTCAAGTATCTCCAATTATTCAAAATGGTTTTCTTGGAGAAGTAAACCTTGAATTTGGTGGTGAAGAATATTTTTCAACTCCAGATTTAGAAGTTTTTGACCCAACAGGATCTGGATCTGGTGCTAAGTTAAGAGCTGTTGTTTCTAATGGATCAATTACTGATGTAAAGGTAATTAGAACTGGAATAGGATATTCCAGTTCTACTGTCGTCAATGTATTACCAAGGGGAATTAACTTTGTCGAGAAGGTTGTTGTAGATACTGAAGTGAGATCACTCACAGTAAATAATGTCAATAAAACTGATTCTAAGCAATATGAAATTTTAAGAGACGATGATAAATTGCAGTATTCTGTTTCTGCATATTTTGATACTCTGAGATCATCCTTTGAGGATGATGGGAGCACAACTTCAAAAATTATTGGTTGGGCATATGATGGTAATCCGATTTATGGATCCTATGGATCGGTAGATCCTCAGAATGTTAGTTCTGGAATAAAAACTATGACCTCCGGATATACTTTAGATGTATCCAACGTTGAAGATAGACCAAGTGATTTTGATCCCGGATTTTTTATTGAAGATTATCAATATACTGGAACTGGAGATTTGGATGAGCATAATGGAAGATATGCAAAAACTAATGAATTCCCAAATGGAATATACGCATATTATGCGACTATTGATCCAATAACCAATATTCCAGTATTTCCATATTTTATTGGACAATCATTTAGATCAAAAACTATAGAAGAAAATAATACCTTAAATCAAAGTTTTGATTTTAATGAGTCATCTTTGCTTCGCAATACATTCCCATATAAAATTTCCGAATTGAATTCTAGTAATGATTTTATTATTGAGACTAATGAAATTTCAACTCAGGAAATTGTTGTTGAGTCAATTCAACAAGGATCTATTGACAGTATTGACATTTTAAGTAAAGGTTTGGATTATAAAGTAGGTGAAAAACTAAACTTTGATAATACTGATACAGAAGGATCTGATATTGAGGCAGAAATCTCTTCCATTGAAGGTGGAAATATTGAAAATATTACTTCAGTAATTTCGGAGTATAGTGACTCCCCATTAATTTGGAAAAATGAAAATACTATAAGAGTCTATACAAATTCTTCAAATGAAATTAATAACAATGATTATGTGATTATTTCTGGTCTTAGCACGTCTATCAAATCTTTAAGTGGTTCTTATAAAGTTTCAGTTCCTTCTAATGTAAGTGTTGGAATAACGACAGATATTATTGGATCTGGATCAGAATCTACCGAAATTTACTTATCCAATATTCCATCTAATGTCTCCATAGGCAACAGCATCACAATAGGATCAGAAACTGCAGAAGTTTTAAATGTTTATCCAACAAAAAATATTTTAACTATTAAGAGGGGATCTCCAAATACATTACATACTGTTGGCACTGCAGTAACTTTTAATAATAATTATTTTGATATTAAAAAAAATACAAATAAATTTGAATCAGAATTAAAGAGAAAAATTTATTTCAACCCTAATGAGTCTGTTGGTGTAGGAACAACAGCAGGAACTGGTGTCACAACATCATTTAATCTTGGACAAGAGACTATCTCCAGATTTTTACTTACGCAAAGAATATATCTAGAAAATCATCAACTTGAAACTAATCAAATAATTACATTCAATGTCAATAATAATGGTGCGATTTCAATTTCAACAACACCAACTTCTACACAATTTGATTTACCAACATCAGTATATGCTGTAAATAAATCTCCAAATGCAATTGGAATTAAAACAACATTAACAGGAAATGAGGTTTTCTTCCGTTCAAATGGCGATAATGTTGATGATTATTATTTTGAAACAAATCCAACTCAAAAGACAGCAGATGTAAAAATTATAAAATCAACTGTTGCTATTTCTAGTGCTCATGGTTTAAGTTTTGGTGATGAAATAAAGTTAAGTGTTAAACCAAATCTTTCTGTAGGCATTGGAACTTCAACGGCAGTTAGAGTTATTATAAATGAAAACACTAATAAAATTGAAATAAATCCAGTAGGGTTCACATCTTTAGGAATCAATACTGCAACCAATGAAATTACTTTAGAAAATCATCAGTTTAATAGTGGAGACAAAGTATATTATGATTCTACTGAAGTCGCTTCAGGATTGACTACTGGAAGTTATTTTGTTTCCGTTGTTGATCAAAATAAAATTTATCTTTCAAACAGTTATTTTAATTCGATAAAAGATGATCCTACCATAGTTAGTATTGCAGGAACTGGTGGAAATTCCCATACATTATCTTTAATAAATCCAAAATTAACTTCTATCAGGAATAATAATCTGGTATTTGATCTTTCAGATTCTTCTCTGAACGGATATAAGTTCAAACTGTATTATGATTCTGAATTTAATAATGAATTTGTTTCCACAGGAACAACATCAGTGTTTACTGCTATTGGTGTTGGAACCATTGGTGTTTCTACAAACGCATCAGTTACTATAAATTATAGTGAAAATCTTCCAGAAAGATTGTATTATAATTTAGAAAAATCTGGATATATCAGCACTTCTGATACGGAAGTTAAAAATTATAATGAAATTTTATTTGTAAACAGTTCATTTAATAATTCATATTCTGTTTCTGGTATCGGAACAACTACTTTCCAGATAACTTTGAGAGATGATGATGAAAAGACAGACTATACAGAGTCTGAATGTGATGTTTTAGAATACACCACAACTTCTCTGTCTGCAACTGGGTCAGTTAACACTGTAAGTATTAAGTCTTTTGGAAGTAGATATAGAAAATTACCTACATTTACAAAAGCTACAACTGATAGTGGAAATGGTCTTTTTGTCACGGCAAATTCAAAAACAATTGGATCTGTAAAATCAACCAGAATAATTAATGAAGGATTTGAATATTCGTCAGATAAAACTTTGTTGCCAAAAGCTTCAATTTCTCCAAAAGTAACTTTAAAAAATTCCAATCAAGTTGGAATAGTTACAGTTACAAGCGGAGGAAGGGGATTTTTATCCCCCCCCAATATTGTTACGGTAGATAAGATAACAAGAAATGTTATTCAAAATGGATTAATAACACCAGCAATGAATGGCGGAACAATTTCAAACATATTAATAGAAGATTCTCCGAAAGGATTGACAGATAATTCCGTAGAATTGTTTACTGTTAATAACACAAATGGAATTTCAATTAAGAGTGTTAATTCAATATCTCCAACAGAATTCGTATGCGTTTTAACTACGCCACAACCTTTAGGTTTTACAACTGATCCATTTGCAATTGGTGATTTTGTATTTCTTGAAGGAATTCAAAAATATGGAACCGAAGGAACAGGATTCAATTCTTCAGATTATGGATATAAATTATTTAAAATTACAAACTATGATTCTACCAGTCTTACAGATGATCAATTAACTGTAAATGTTGCTGGTTTGACGACCAATACTGGAATTGCAAAAACTATTCAAGATTCTACAGGAATTGCAATTCATAAAGATAATTATCCAACATTTGATGTTACAATAATTCCTTCATTCTTTAAAGTAGGAGAGCAACTGACTGTAAATAATATTGATAGAAATATTATTGTTCGTCAGCACACCAATGATACTGATTTTAGAATTGATGCATCATATGACTTGATACCAGGAGAAGTAATTAGAGGTAAAAATTCAGGAGTTCTGGCTACAATAGAAAGTGTCGTGAATTATGACGCACAATTCGAAACTTCATACTCTATTAAAAGAAACGAGGGTTGGGATTCTGATATTGGATTCTTAAGTGAGGATTATCAGGTATTGCCCGATAACGATTATTATCAAAATCTTTCTTATTCTATAAAGAGCCCACAATTATGGAAAGATATCAAATCACCGGTCAATAATTTAGTTCATAGCGTTGGCATGAAGAATTTTGCCGACTCTACCTTTGAATCATTGACAGGAACAGCAAATACAATTACTGCTTTTACAGATATTGATATAACACTAGATCTGGATGAAGTATTAAGAGTAGATACTATTAATAATTATGATTATACCAGAGATGTTGATGTTGTAGATAATGTTTCTAGATTTTTAGAGTTCAAGAATGAAAGATTTATTGCATATGGGGAATCTAGAACTAATGTTGTTTTAAGAATAGATGATCTCAGTGATCAATTTTCACAGTTTGAATCAAATCCGGTACAATATCTTAATATATTTGAACTTGATAGTAATGAACTGTATAGAGATTATATCTTCAAGATAAGAAATCTGGAAAATGATAAAGTTCAGTTAACTACTTTAAAGTTAGCAAGTAACTTTGATGGCAACTTTATTCATGAAAAAGAATCATTATCAAATAAAGAAGATTTATCTCTTCACGGAGATTTTGATTTAGTAACAAATGAATTTGGAGAGACATTCTTAAGATTTATTCCTGAAAATCCATTTGATGATGATTTTGATATTAAATATATTGAAAGAAAGTTCACTATAGGAGTTGGAATTGCAACAACATCAATTGGGTCGGTTGATGTCACATCTTATTCCGGAATTGTTACTACAGGAACAGGTGGAATAACATCATCAATACTTAGTGTGGATTCCAATACTTATAATTCATTCTATGTTTCTGCTCAAATTGAAACTGGAACAACTAGTGAAATGAATTTTGCTGAAGTTTATGTTACTCATGATGGAACTGATGGTTATATTGCAGAAAATTATTTTGATTCATCCAAAAATAACATAACAACTAGTGGAATTGGAACGTTTGGTGTAGATTTGAATTCTGGTTTATTCAAATTAAACTATACCAATAATCATCCAGAAAATGTATTAATTAATGCCAGAATACTTCAGTTTAAATCAGTAGGTGTTGGTGGAACATATAGATTTGCTCTTTCGGGTCAACCAGCAGGTAATGAAAGATCTGCAGTTTATCAAACAAATTATGCAACTGCAACTGATACAACACTTCCTATTGAAATATTCACACTAGATAAGAATAACTTTGATGCAGTTTCATCTACAATTCAAGTCGAAGTTACTGGTTCTACCGATACGACTTACAATGGTTCTGCAGTCTATGGTGTTTCTTTTGTTCATGATATTACTGATAGTTTTACACAAACTAGACATGCATTATTTGGCACTGATGACATCGCTGGCATAGGAACTTTCGGAGCAGAATTGGTTAATAATGATTTTACGATTAATTTTTATCCATTTAGAACTGGTTCTGGAACTGGAACAATAAAAATTACATCTTTGTCAGAGGTATTCTACACAGATACAGATTTTATCAATGAACCTCCAGATCTTATATTTGGAACAGGAGTAGAAAGTTTCAAGACAGTAGCATATTTGGCAATTGATGGTGAAAGAATCAATAAGAAAAACTTTGTCTTAAGAAGTGAAGGTACTCCAATTTTTGCAAAGACGTTTGACCCTTCCGATTCTAGTAAGGTAAATCTTTCTACTGGTGTATTTTCAATACAAGATCATTTCTTTAGCAATGGTGAGGAATTAGTTTATACACCAAAATCAACCTTTGTTGGAGTTGGATCAACTCCTATGATGTATAAAAACGGATCTGTTGAAGATGTATTACCATCAACAGTATTTGCAATTGTAGAAAACCAAGACTTTGATACCTTCCAAATTTCTACGACCAGATCTGGAACTGCTGTTACTTTTACATCTATAGGTGAAGGTAATGCTCATGTATTTGCCATGGCAAAAAGAAATGAAAAGGCGATCATAACCATTGATAATATGGTTCAATATCCAATAGCATTCAATGGCGTAGTTCATTCCTTAAGTGGAAATGGTGGAAGTATTTCTACAGAATCTACATTATTTGCTCTTTCTGGCATACAAACAGTATCACCATATAATATTTTGAAAATTGATGATGAATATATGAATGTTATAAATGTTGGATTAGGAACTACAAATGTTGGACCAATAACTGGAATTGGAACAGAAACTCTTGTTCAGGTTGAGCGTGGATTTGTTGGATCATCAGCAACTGCACATAATGATTCATCTCAAGTGAATGTTTATCGTGGTAATTACAATATTGTTGATGATGAAATTTACTTTGTTAGGGCACCAAGGGGAAATGTTTCAATAACTAGAACTGGCAGCAATTTAGAATTTGAGACTTCGGATTTCTTAGGAAGAGTATTCTTGAGGAAAAACTATGATACAAGTCAAGTATTTGATGATTTCTCAAATAATTTCACTGGAATCGGAAACACTTATACTTTGACTGTTGGTGGAGCAAACACTACAGGAATTGGAACTTCTGGTGGAAATGGTATTGTATTTGTTAATGGCATTTTCCAAACACCAACCACAGAAAATAATCCAAATAATAATTTCAGTATTATTGAGGGTGTTGGTATTAGTAGCATGGTGTTTAGTGGTATTAGAGACAATACTAATACTCAAGTAATATCAGCGTCTGATGTCAATCAAAATCAACTTCCAAGGGGTGGAATTATTGTTTCCTATGGATCATCAGGTGGACTTGGTTATGCACCTCTTGTAGGAGCGTCTGTAACGGCTGTGGTAAGTGGTGGCGTTATTCAAAATAGTATTGGCATTGGTGCTACAGACAATGTTGGATCTGGATATAACGGATTAGTTTCAATTGGTGTTAGTGTCTATGAAGAAAATCATTCTGGCGATGTTGCATCAATTACTGCTACAGTTGGTGCTGGCGGAACATTAACTTTTAATGTTACTAATGGTGGAACTGGATATAATAATCCACAAATATTTGTTTCCCCACCTTCATATGAAAACTTGGAAGTTGTTGGTGTTTCTAGAGTTGGTTTTGGATCAACCACTGATACTGGAGTAGGATTATTAGTTGATATTGAAATTGGTGCAGCATCTACAACGGGTATTGGTTCAACAACATTTGAAGTAAAGGGATTTAGGGTCAAGAGACCTGGATATTCTTTTAGAAAAGGAGACAAGTTTACTCCTGTTGGATTAGTTACTGCAAAAGGATTATCTGAACCAATTTCACAATTTGTTCTTGAGGCAACTGAAACATATAGTGATAATTTTGCATCATGGCAGTTCGGAGAACTTGACTTCATTGATTCTATTAAAAATTATCAAGATGGTTCTAGAGTAAGATTTCCATTGTATTATAATACTTCTCTTAAGAGTTTTGAAAAGCAAGTTGGATCTAGAGTTAATCTCCAAAATGCATTAATTATTATCATCAATGGCATTATTCAAGATCCTGGAGTGAATTATGTGTTTGATGGAGGAACCGCAGTAACATTTACTGAGGCACCAAAACCTGGAGATGATGTTGCAATATTCTTCTATAGAGGAACTCGTGGGGAGGATGATTTCCAGTTAGACAATATTATTCCAAGTATTGAAAGAGGTGATTTATTAAATGTCAATCGCAACCCATTAGTTGTAGATTCAATATCTCAAAATCAAAGAACGGTAATCGATTTGCCAACATCAGATGTAGTAGAAACTGCTGCATATAGAGAGCAGGGTATTGAATCAATATATAAACCAACTTCTTGGACTAAGAAAAAATCTGATAAATTTATCAATGGTGAATTTATTTTTAAAACTAGAGATTCTATTAGATCACAAACTTATCCGACTGCAAAAATCATAAAAGATATTTCTACAACAGATACAAAAATATTTGTAGATAATTCAGAATTCTTTACCTCTGGTGGATCTAACCCCGATTTTGAATTTATTATTGTTGATCAATCACAAAATAATATTTCTGCAGAATTTACAGTTTCCGTTGGAACTGGAGGAACAATTTCTGATGTTGAAATTACAAACCCTGGTTATGCATATACTGGATCTACAGTAAATCTGAGATTTTCTTCTCCAATATTAGAAAATAATAATTGGCCAACTGTTTCTACTGGAATTGGAACTACAGCAACAGCAACAGCAACTGTAGGATCTGGAGGAACTTTAACCTCTGTCACTATAACAAATCCCGGATATGGATATACTGGTTCTGTTTTTGTAATTGCAGATCATCATGAAGTTAAATTTGAAAATACTGGATCAAATTCATTATTGAGTGTTAAGGGTTTCTCTGGAATTGTTACTGGAATTGGAACCACCGATAATTCTGGGCAATTGGCATTAGAGTTTTACTTGGATAGAGAAACTTTGGCATTTAATAATTCTAGTGATGCTCCAATAGCAACTTATCCAATCTTTATCTATGATACACAGATTGGTTCTGGAGTTACTTCAGTTGACAATTCAGATTCTGCTGTTGTTGGAATTGGAACCACTTTCCTTGACAATATTTACTATATTAATCAGATTACATATGATGGAACTGTTGGTATAGCAACTTGCAATATTGATTCCGGAACTGATATAACTGGATTATCCACTAGTGGTGATTTTGTTGGAAGATTCTCTTGGGGATTATTTGATGGTGTATCTAGATCTTCATCACCAATTTCCATTGGAGTAACAGGAAAAACAGTTAATTCGGGTCTATCTACTTTCCCATTCATTCAAAGAAGGAAATATGGATTAAGAGATACTGGTGCAATACTATAAAATATAATATATCAAACAACTTATAAATACCTAAAAAACTATGTAATATGGCTGCCGTCGTAACAGATCAATTTAGAATCCAGAATGCAAATAATTTTATAGATTCTGTATTGAACGCTAATAACTCGTATTATGTTTTTGTTGGGTTGTCAAATCCAGGATCTACCAATAATCCTATTGGATTTGGAAGAACAACAACTTGGGGAAACGCCGTGTCTCCTTTACCAGACACCCCAATTGACAATTTACAATACTTGTCTCATTACAGAGATACTGGATTATATGGCAAAAGAATTACTGGTGAAAATGTTAGGAGAGTCATAAAAAAGATAACCTGGACATCTGGAACTCGTTATGACATGTATAGGCATGACTATAGTATCAGAAATAGAAGCGTAAATAGTGATAGAGCAAGATTGTATGACTCAAATTACTATGTAATTAACAAGGATTATAGGGTTTATATTTGCTTATATAATGGATCCTCAGGAGATAATCCTCAGGGAAATACATCAAAGGATGAACCTATTTTTACAGATCTTGAGCCATCTTCTGCTGGAGAAAGTGGTGATGGATATATTTGGAAATACTTGTTTACTATTGCACCTTCAGATGTTATAAAATTTGATTCTATTGAATATATTGTTTTACCAAATAATTGGTCAACTTCAAATGATTATCAAATAAGAAGTGTAAGAGATGCGGGAGATTCTAGAGTAAATAATAATCAAATTAAAGTAGTTTATATTGAAGATGGTGGTGGAGGTGGAGTATATCAATCCGGAACATATCCAATTTTAGGTGATGGAACTGGTGGAGAAGTTAACATAACCGTAGATAGCTCAGGAAAAATAACAAATACAAGAGTTGTTAATGGAGGCAAAAATTATACCTTTGGTATAGTTGACTTAAAGAGATCTGGAACAATCAGTGCTGCGAATAGGGCAAAATTAATTCCAATCATACCTCCATCAAGAGGGCATGGATATGATATCTACACCGAATTGGGTGCAGATAAAGTTATGGTATATTCAAGATTTGATGATTCTACTAAAGATTTTCCAACAGATACTAAATTTGCTCAAATTGGGATTATAAAAAATCCAGAAAGATATGAGTCTTCAGATTTAATGACATCTAGTAATTATTCTGCTCTGGGTGCTATAAAATTGCAAAGTGTTGTTTCAACACCTGTTGTAGGAACCGCAATTACTCAATCTAGAAGTGATGGAAGACAAGCTTCTGGATATGTGGCATCATATGATTCTACAACTGGAGTTTTAAAATATTATCAAGATCGATCTTTATATTTCCCAGCAAATAATGTTGATCAACTTGATAGCAACGATATCACAAATCAGGGTCAAGTTTTAGATTTTGAATCTAGTTCAGAATCAATTGCTCCATTTGGTGGAAGCGTTGCAATAGCATTTACTGGAAGTACAACAACTGTTAATTCAAAATTAGTTAGTTTGGGTGTAACTTTTACATCTGGTCTTGCGAATCCAGAGATAAATAAAAGCACGGGAGATATTATTTACATCGACAACAGAAGTTTAGTTTCAAGAGACTCTAGGCAAAAAGAAGACATTAAAATTATTCTGGAATTTTAAGAAAAAATGGCACAAAAAACGAATTTAAATATCAATCCATATTATGATGATTTTGATGCAGATAAAAACTTTTATAAAGTTTTATTCAAGCCAGGATTTCCAGTTCAATCTAGAGAACTAACGACTTTACAGTCGTTGATGCAAAATCAAGTAGAAAGTTTTGCATCACACACTTTTAAAGAAGGTTCTGTAATAATTCCAGGAAATATAACATATGATAATCAATTTTATGCGGTAAAGTTAAATTCAAATCAATTTGGAACCGACATATCATTATACATTGAGAAGTATGTTGGAAAAGTTATACAGGGACAAGTCAGTGGAGTTACTGCAAAAATTCAAAAGGTAGTATTTCCAACAGAAAGTGATAACGTAGAATATATTACTTTATATGTAAAATATTTGTCTTCGGATAGTAATTTTGAATTTTCTCAATTTTCCGATGGAGAAACTTTATCTGGTTTAGAAAATATTGTTTATGGAAATACAACTATTTCTGCAGGAGTTCCTTTTGCTTCAACAATAAGCACTGATGCAACTGCAATTGGATCTGCAGTATCTATTGGCAGTGGTGTATATTTTATTAGGGGTTATTTTGTAAGAGTTACTGAAGAAACTATTTTATTAGACTACTATACAAACACACCATCGTATAGAGTTGGTCTGAAGATAACTGAAGATATTGTAGATGCAAAAGAAGATGCATCATTATATGACAATGCAAAAGGATTTTCAAACTATACTGCACCAGGCGCAGATAGATTAAAGATAACGGTATCTTTGTTTAAAAAATCATTATCAGATAAAAATGACTTTGATTTTGTAGAACTCCTGAAACTCAGAGATGGTAAAACTCAAAAAATTACCACAAAGACTCAATATAATAAAATTAGAGACTATTTTGCGGAAAGAACTTTTGATGAATCTGGAGATTATACCGTAAATTCATTTGATGTAACAATACATGAGTTGTTAAATGATAGGTTAGGAAATGATGGATTATTCTTTTCTGATCAAAAAACAGATCAAGGAAATACTCCAAGCGAAGAATTTTTTGGTGTAAAGGTTTCTTCAGGAAAAGCATATGTCAAAGGTTATGACATAGAAAAGATTGGAAATACTATAATTGATGTTAAAAAACCAAGAGATACTGAAAAAGTAGAGAATATTCCCATACCTCTTGATATGGGAAGTATTCTTAGAGTTAATAATGTTACCAGATTACCAGAACTTAGAAAAACGATTGAACTTTATGGGCAACTTGGGTCAACGACCAACAAAATTGGAGAAGCGAGAGTTTATTCTTTCAATTTGACAGATGCCCAATATTCTAATGAATCTACAAGTTGGGATTTGAGATTATATGATATTCAGACATACACAACACTAACCACAAATACAAATATATCTGTATTGGAATCGGATTTTGTAGTTGGTAAAAGCAGTGGAGCCAGTGGTTATGTTGTTTCCGATTCCAGTGATAATATTTTCCAAGTAAGACAAACTTCTGGGGCATTTGCAAAGGGAGAACAACTGTCTATTAATGGCGTTGATGTATCAATATCATTAACAGAAATTCGTGTTTATAATACTCAAAATATCAAATCAGTAAAACAAACAAACACATTGTTTGGATCCTCTCTGGATTTTACTGCAGATTCTATTTTAGATACTTTCAATTTCCCAAATTCCATTTCACAGATTTCAATCACTGCTGGGAGTGGTGGTATTTCTACAGTAACGTCAACAGGAAGAGTATTTACTGGAATAAGAACTGATACTATCATTAGATATCAAAGTGTCGGATTATCTACAGAAACTTTTAACAGAGTTTCATCAGTTAGTGTTGATGGAACTTCTCTTGAAATTTCACCAATATCATCCGTCACTGGTGTTTTTGAAGGCGCATTACCAACGGCAGATATTCAAGTCAATGGATTTTTAGGTGCTCCAATAGTTAAAGGATCTTCCGCACTGTTTGCACCACTTTCAAATCAAAATGTATCTGAAATTGACCTTTCAAACTCTTCAATTTTTATAATTGATCAGGTGACGGGCAAAAATGTTGACACTAATGATTCTATAACAATTAATCCTAGTGACGTTACTGGCGTAACTGATATAAGTCTAGTTTCTTTTGATCAGGAAAGATATACAGTTGGGTATAATGGAGGAACTATTGCTCCATTATCATCAGATTCAGCAACACTGAGTGGATCTAATATTTCCTTTACTGGATTGGATCAATCTTTATCATCTTTTAATACTGTTGTAAATGTTACGGCGTTAAAAAATAAAATTCAGTCAAAGGTTAAAAATCATACTAGAAGTTCAATAGTCAATATTACTAGGTCGAAATTGGCAGAGTCTGGATCAACATCAGACACTTCTTTAAATGATGGATTAACTTACAATAGATATAATGGTCTTAGAGTTCAGGATAGAGAAATTTCTCTTAATTATCCAGATGTTACAAAAATAATATGTGTTTATGAATCATTAAATTCCAATGCTCCACAGTTAGATGTTGTTTCATTCACATCAACTGCAAATGTAAATTCAAATGTAGTTATCGGAGAAAATATCATTGGATCTACAAGTAAAGCAATTGCCAGGGTAGTTACTAATAACAGCACTACTTCCCCAACAACAGGTGATAATAATAAGTTGGGTATAGTATATTTAAATGCAAACAAATTTGTTGCTGGTGAAACAGTTACCTTTGAAGAATCTAATATAACCACCACAATCGAATCTATAACTTTAGGTTCTTATCTAGATTTGACTGCAAATTATGCTCTGGATAAGGGTCAAAGGGATGAATATTATGATTATTCTAGAATTGTTAGAAACTCTGGAACTTCAGAACCATCTAGAAAATTATTAGTCGTATTTGACCATTATACAGTTCCTTCAACTGATGCTGGAGATGTATTCACTGTTGCGAGTTATGATGATGAAAGATTTGCAACTGATGTTCCAGAAATAGGATTATTCTTGACAAGAGCATCGGATACACTCGATTTCAGACCAAGAGTATCTTATTTCGATCCAAGCGTTACAACAGATAAGTCTCCATTTGATTTTAGTTCAAGAACATCTTCATTCAACACAACTCCACTCAGATTACTAGCTTCAGGAGAATCATCTCAAGTCGGATATAACTTTTACCTTCCAAGAATTGATAAAGTCTACTTAGATTCTTTGGGTAAGATTGTCATAGATAGTGGTAAATCTTCAACAAATCCATCAGAACCAGACAGAAATAATGATCTACTACAATTAGCAACTATTGAACTTCCAGCATATCTTTACAATCCCAAAGATGCTGTTGTTACTCTGATTGACAACAGAAGATATACAATGAGAGATATTGGAAATATTGAGGATAGAGTAGAAAATTTAGAAGCAACCACTTCTCTCTCATTCTTAGAAGTAGACACTCAAACTATTCAAATTCAAGATTCTGAAGGTAGAAATAGATTCAAGAGTGGATTCTTTGTGGATGATTTTGAAAACTTTTCAAGATTAGATGCTCAAATATCAAATGTTGATATTGATCCAGAAGTAAGAGAACTTACACCACTGGTATCAAGAAATAGTGTTGAATCTTTAATTGCACCACAACAAAATACTTCTCCTGAAGACTTAGATCTTGGAGTTGATTTTGAATTATTAGATTCAAACATTAAAAAGACTGGAAATCTTTTAACCCTCGATTATCAAGAGATTGATTGGTTGGAACAACCATTCGCAACAAAAGTTGAGAATGTTAACCCATTTAATGTTGTTTTATATATTGGAAATGTTGATTTATTTCCACAAGTTGATACTTGGACTAGAACATTCCAACTTCCAGATCGTAGAGTAACTAGAACTGTTAACAGAACTGTTAGAAGAACCGCTGTCAGTTCTTCTAGCAGAACTGTAAATCGTGAGGTAAATATTGCAGACCCAAATCGTAGAGGGCAAGTAACAACATCAAGTTCTACATCTACTTCAGTGGGTGTTTCTAGATCTTCCAGAACAAGCTCATCTAGTAGCACTGCCAGTAGTCGCGAAATTGTCTCTAGAACTCCTGAAATTTACATGAGATCTAGAAACACTGAGTTTAAGGTTTCTGAATTGAAACCATTAACAAAGTATTATCAGTTTTTAGATAATAATAGAGAAGTTGATGTAGTTCCTAAGTTAGTAGAAATTTCTCCAAATCCACAATTACAAACTTATGGTGCCTCTGCCGCATTTAGTGTTGGTGAAACTGTGGTCGGAACAACCTCTAATGGTGAATTAATAAGATTTAGATTATGTACTCCAAATCATAAATTTGGAAGTTTTAATAATCCATCTTCAATATTTACTATTAATCCATATTCAAGAGAAGAAGACATTGGTTCAATTTATAGTTCGACTTCAAAAGTTCTTAATGTAGATACTTCATCTTTAGCTCAACAAGCACAAGGAGCATACTCTGGTTATCTAGTAAAAGGTATGCAATTAGTTGGTCAAACTAGTGGTGCAATCGCCTATGTTAAAGATATTAGATTAATTTCTGACAATTATGGAGATTTGTTTGGAACATTTTTCTTAAAAGATCCTAATACAAGCCCAGCACCTTCTGTCAGAATAGAGACTGGTCGTAAACCATATAGAATCACTTCTAGTCCAACAAATGAAGAACTACTTCCCGGAAGTACAGCGATATCATATGCTGAAAGTGAGTATAATGCAACAGGTGTATTTGAACAATGGAGAAATCTATTTGTAACAACAGTTGTTAGAACTAGAGTTGTTACAACCAGAGTAAACATTGTAACAACTACAACAAATACTAGAACTGGATATTTTGATCCATTAGCACAAACATTTACCGTTGGTGGAAACGTTCAGGTTAAATCAAATATTGATACTGAAGATGATGCAAATGGCGTTTTCTTAACCTCTGTTGATCTATTCTTTGCAAATATTGATACTAATAATTCTCCACTAAGACTTGAAATTAGAACTGTTGAGTTGGGAACCCCAACATTAAATGTCATTGGTAGATCTGTTACTGTTAGACCCACCGAAGTTAATGCAGTTGGAAATACAATCACCAACATTAAAAAATCGACAACTGGAACTGTTGCCACAAATATAAAATTCCCAGAACCTATTTTCTTGGCACCAGGGAAAGAATATGCTCTCGTAATTGTTTCTGAAAATAGTAATGAATATGAATTGTGGACAGCAATCATGGGAGAAGATGTCGTTAGGGATTCCAGTCTTCCAGACGTTAATGTTGAAAGATATACCCAACAGTTCTCTCTTGGATCACTTTTCAAATCTCAAAATGGATCCATATGGACGACCGATCAATATCAAGATTTGAAATTTAAGTTATATAAAGCGAAGTTCATAGAAAACACTGGTACGGCATATTTCTTCAATCCACCTTTAGATTCAAGTAATGGATATGTTAGAACTCTTGCAACAAACCCAATAACTGTTTTACCAAAAACAGGAAAAATTGGAATTGTTACTTCATATAATAGTGATTTTATTGGAGTTGTTACTGTTGGAAGAAAACTTGCCGGTGTAAATGGATATGGTGGATCTGCAACTGTTGTTGGTCAAGGAAGCTCAGTTGCTACAATTTCTACAACAGAATCTGGAGTAAACTATCCACCAACATTAACCAATAAGGTTGTTTCCACTTATAATATTATTGGAAATGGAAGTGGATTGAAGTTAGTTATTAGCACTGATTCAAATGGAGTTATTTCTGGTGCTGCACATTCTACAGCAAATCCAGATTATGGAACTGGATATAAAGTTGGGGATGTTGTTGGTATTGTAACCTCAACTACTGGAGTAGGAACTGCTAGAGGTAGAGATGCACAATTTACAATTACTTCAATAACTGGTCTTGATACTCTATATCTCTCAAATGTTCAAGGTGAATTTGGTAGTAATGCCGAAAATCATGAATTCTCTGTTCAGACTGTGGGAGCAGGATTAAGTTACTATGATGGAAGTAGTATTGTAAGTGCTGCCGGAACTCATATTACAAGTTCTAGTGCTGATGGAGGTTTAAACTCGGGAAATTACATAAAAGTTGATCATTTTGAACATGGAATGTATTCTAATACAAATAAGTTAATCTTGGATGGAATACAATCTGATGTTTCTTCAACAATCCTGTCTTCAAATTTACTTTCAAATCAAACTACAATTAGTGTTGCAAATACATCCAATTTCACAACTTTTGAAGGTCAGACAGTTGATGGAAGTTATCCAGGATACGTTAAAATTGGAAATGAAATTATAAAATATGAGGGAGTTGGAACTGGAGAATTGACTGTTGCGACTACTGGCGGAAGAGGTGTTGATGGCACTATTCCAATCAATCATTTTGCTGGTGATGTTATTGAAAAATATGAATTTGGCGGAATTTCATTGAGAAGAATTAATGGAAGAACTGTATCCATTAAAGAACTAATTGATATTGATAGTTATCATGTTGAAATTGATAGATCATCTTCTACTGGTTCCAATAGAGCACAAGATAATTCTACTCCAGGATTGCCACAATTATCATTTACATCCAGAAAAACTGCTGGTGGATCTAGAGTAACTGGCACTCAAAATATTCTGTTTACAGGATTGAGACCAACGTATGATATTTCTCTCCCCGGATCACAAACGTCAGTAGATGCTTTCATTAGAACCACTTCCGGAACTGGAGTATCTGGATCAGAAAACTCGTTCAATGATGTAGGATTCCAACCAGTTCAATTAAATGCATACAATCCTATGGAAA